AAGCTCTCCTAAAGGAGCACGGGTCCCAGCCGCGCATTGTGTACCAAGGAACTGACATGTACAATGCAATGACGGGTCCTGTTGTTATGGAGCTAAACAACAGGATGAAGACCATTTTCTCCCGATCCAACCCCCTGAACACAGGCAACGTTGTGATCTATGCCTGTGGAGCCTCTGGAGAGGAACTCGGCGAGATTATGGAGCAAGCCAAGGGAAAACCTGTGGAGAGTGACATGAAGAACAACGATGGGAGTCAATCTGCAGAATTTCGCCGTCCCGAGGCGATGTTCTACAGGAAACTGGGAGCCCCACTGTGGTTTGTGAGAGAGTTTGCTCGCACCACGGAAGTACGAGTATGGACGCGGTACGGGGTTACCGCGCACATAAGAGGTGAGAGGTGGTCCGGAGAAACCACCACTACCACCGGCAATTCGTACGTGAGCATGTGTACTATTCAGGCTGCGCTGGAGCGCGCCAAGATTGAAGAAAGCACAAATGTCCACGGTGGGGACGATTACCTGGGTTTTATTGAGGGTGACGAACAGGCTTTCGAGTCTGGCGTAGAGGCGGTGACCAAGGCTAGTGGGATGAAAGCCGAAGTCGTTGTTCAAACATCGCGTCACCATGCCACTTTTTATAGGAAGAGGTATGTCAATAGCACAATAGGTTGTCGTCCAGTCCCGCAATTCGGACGCGTTCTGGCAAAGTTGAACCTGAGGGCCAATCGAAACCTCCAGGTCAATGATAGAGATTACATGGCAGGCAAGTATTTGTCTGCTGCGTATGAACACAGACACGTGCCCGGCATAAGAGACCTCCTCGTGACAACTGCGGAAGCACTGTCCGAAAAACCCTACCTAGACGTGAGAGCCTCAAAACTCCATGAGATGGGTGGCGTGGAAAATATCAAGGCAGTAGTTCGAAGAGCTGCTGTGCATTCTGTCTCCGAATTCTCGGAGTTCCTAAATGAAGTGTACGGAATCGGGTTTGAGGACCTCGTTGACGTATACGGTCGCGTCTCCCAGTCTTGTCTTGACTATTGTGACAAGTGGGTTGTGGCCGGTAAACGAGGCGAAAAGAGGAATGCCCGTGGGAACTCTCAGTATAACGCGCCGATGTTATGCGGAGACACAGTAGACGCTCTTGTGCGCCTTGATGTGTGATGGCCTGGAGGCCTGCCCC